ATTTATACAGATTAATTCAATATTGTATAGACCAATATGGAAATTATGAAGTTCATGTAAATTTAGATACATTTTCTGTTTCTTCTTGCCATCGGTATAAAGATATATTAAAAATGTATTGTGATGTATGTTTAAATAACTCTACTGAATTCAATGTTAAACTTATAAAGGTTTATTTATATAATATACCTAATGTATTTGAATCTATTTCACAGATATTGAATCCTTTTATAGATAAAATCGTTATTAGTAAGATGGTTAAATTTAATAAAATAGATACAAAACAAATACTTGATAGTAATAATAATTCTTTAATTGAATATATTATAAAATTGAATTAAATAATATTTGTTATTTTAGTTTACAAATATTATTAAAGTTTTTATAAAATGAATATTGTTATTAATAACCCTCAAAAAGCCGATAGTTTTGCTTCTTTATTTCAACATATTAAATTATTTTCAGAACATGTAAATGTTATGTTTGAAAAAGAACGCGTTTATTTACAATCAATGGACACCTCACGCGTTTCTATTTTTGAAATTGAATTATCAAAATCATGGTTTGATGTATATGAACATACACAAGCAGCTAATATTTGTTTAGGAATAAATACTACAATATTATTTAAAATTCTTAATTCACGCGATAAAGGACAAAAATTAAATATTATTTACGATAATGAAGATAGTGATAAATTATTCGTTCATTTTACTTGTGAAAACAAAGAAATATTTGATAAACATTTTGAATTACCATTGATGGATATTGAATGCGATATTATTGGAATTCCCGAAATGGATAGTCAAGCAGATTTAACAATAAATTCGGCAAATTTTGCGAATATTATTAACCAGTTACAAATGTTTGGTGAAGATTTATTAATTGATTGTAGTGAAGAAAAGATTACATTATGTGCGACTAGTCAAGAAACTGGTAAAATGATGGTTGATATAAATATTGATGATTTAGACGAATTTGCTATTAATGATGGTGAAACTATATCTTTATCATTTGGTCTTAAATATTTACATAATATTTGTATGTATAGTAAATTAGCAAAAGATATTGAAATTAAATTAACTCGCGATTTTCCTATGAAAATTACATATTCTTTAGGAGAAAATTCCAAATTAGTATTTTATTTAGCGCCAAAAATTAATGACGAATAAAAATATTATATAATATTATATTATATAATGCCTAGAATTCCTAGTTCGTTATCAAGAAGTAGTTCAAGAAGTAGTTCAAGACGTAGTTCAAAATCAAGTCGTAGTTCAAAATCAAGAAGTAATAAAAAAAATAAAACTTTTAAAAAACGCCTTCCTGTTGGTAAAAAAATGCCTATTTCACAAATTGAAAGACTTGTATCAAATGAAAAAAGATTATATCCAGGTAAGGACGAAGACTATTATATTACAACAACTAAATTATTAAAAGACTTACGTTTTGATAGAGATTTAAATTTATCAAAAATAATTGGTGTTATGCAAGCAATTAATTTAGCCAATGCTTATTCAAAACAAAAATTAAATCTTAATTAAAAATAATATTACTTTTTTCATTGTTTTACTGCGCTAAAACATTGAGAACCTCGGCTTAAATTTTTTTATTTGATAAATAATGTCACTTTGACCATCTTGACAATGAACTCCAGACATTGAACCTATACCGTGGTTTAATACATTGTCACTAGCAAATGATGGTATATAAACTGGATTTTCCGGTTTTTCTATACAAAAAAATGCGTTATCACTATCTAAAACCGCTTGAATATCTTTGAATAAAACATAACGTATTGGTAACCCCAAATGTTGAATATGAAAATATATTGGGTTATTTATAACGACTTGGTCTAACCTAGCCCAAGTTTCTGGCCGAGTCCAGTCATCTTTTATTTCACAACTACATCCATAATACAACGCATTATCCTTTTCTCCCAGATTAATCATAGTTTTTATGATTGATTTATTTGTTAAATAATAATTTTCACCTACTTTGAAAGTAATGTTCTCACCTATATTAGAATAAATATATTGATTTATATTCAAATCACCTTCTATCATATCATAACCCATTGTTGTTATTGGTATTATTATTCCTTCTTTAACCTCTAATTCATGTGGATGTTCGGGTTCTTGTGGTATTGATGCTCCTATAGATGGTGTGTCTGGTATGTCAAATTGGTCTATATCATTAAATGGAATATGTTGTGGTTGTATATGTTGTATTTGATGTTGTAGGTTTATTTCTGGTTCTCTATTAACTGACATAACATTTTCTTCATTTTGAGAACTTTGTATATTGGGTTGATTTGATTGTTCCTGTATATTATTGTTTTCATTGCCACTAATATTTAATAATGAAGGCCATCCACGACGATGAGATAATTGGATATAAAAATTAAAAAAATTCATAAATTCTGGTAACAATGAAGAGAAATGCATATCATTATCACTGATTGGACTATTGTTATATTCAGTCAACGCATATATTATTTTTTTTGAGAATACTTCAAATGGTAATAATTGTATTGTTCCATTAAATAAATGTTCTGATATATTTTTGGCTGTCCATTTAGCAAACCTCATTACATTATCAATATTGTATTGTACATTTTTCATTCGTTTCATCAAAATAGATACATACATTAAATCGCTTATAAAACTTATGTAATCATCATAATCTAAATTTCCATCACCATCTATATCATATAAATTAAATACATTCGTTATCACTTCGCCCAATATATTATCAAACTTATATTGTACTGAAAATATTTGATTTACCATAGTTTGTTCATATGATTGTTCCATTTTTATTTTATTATTGGTTATATTATAAATAGAAAAATGAAAACAGCAAAAAAAAAATTGAAAAATCTTGTAAAAATTATTAAATCTAATATGTATATAGATATTTTGAAATTATAATGGAACAACCACATGAAGAAACAACATCAATACCAATGGATATAGATAATACACAAGAACAAATGATTATAGATGATGAAGAATACGCAAGACAGTTACAGCAAGAATTCTATCAGGAAGCATTATTAGAACAACAACAAGAAGAAGAACGACGTAAAGAATTACGTAGATTAGAAAATGAAGAAAACGCACGCATTCGTCTTCAACAAGATATGGAATATTTAGAATGTTTGAATGTTATTCCTAAAAACAATAGAAGTATTGAAAATAGTGAACCTGTAATTATACCACCAATACCACCACTTCCAGTTTCTTCAATAATAGAACCTACATTTGAACCTGAACCTGAGATTATAAAACCACCAAAACATTTTATTTGTCCGTTGTCTAATAAAATAATAGATATACCAATTCGTGATAATGAAGATAATATTTGTTATGATAAAAAATCACTTTTACAATATTTAAAAGAAAATAATAATAAAAATCATAATGGCAAAGTGATTGATAAACAAAATTTGATTACAGATAATATTTTAAAAACAGAAATATTTTTATGGCTTAGAGAACATCCAGATTATAAAGAATAAATATTTGTTCGTTAAAAAATGTAAAATCAAAACAATAATATATTATATATTTCATTGAATTATATAATATGAATTTTCTGTTTAATATTATCATTTTTTTATTAGTTCTCTTTCTTTATATTCATATAACACATCAATTAAAAACGAGTGAAGATTTAGAAATATATGAATTAGATTATACAACTAACCAACATTTACAAGAAGTTTGTGATATAAAACAACCGGTTCTCTTTGAATTTAATTCTCTTTGCCCAGAGTTTTATGAAAATATTAATAATGAAACTATTATTAATTATGATAAATATGATGTAAAACTTAAAGATATTAATGATTATTGGAATCCGAATATTGATAATGTTGATTATTTAGTATTGCCATACCAAAGCGCGGCATCTTTGATATCAAGTGACCCTAAATCTAATTATTTCATAGAAAATAATAATGAATTTGTAGAAGAAAGTGGTTTAAATGAAGAATTTTACAATGTAGATATTTTTTTAAAACCAACAATGAATTTACAAACCAAATTTGATATTTTATCTGGTTCTAAAAATTGTATAACGCCATTACGATATAATACTAATTATAGAAATTTTTATAGTGTTCATTCTGGTAAAATTACTATTAAAATGACGCCATGGAAAAGTACCAAATATTTACATTTAATTAAAGATTATGAAAATTATGAATTTCGTTCTCCGATTAATGTTTGGAATACGCAAAGTCAATATAAGAATGATATGGATAAATTAAAATTCTTGGAATTTGATGTTAACCCTGGATATATATTATATGTCCCTCCATATTGGTGGTATAGTATTAAATATACAGGGGATAATAATTTACTATGCGGTATTACTTATAATTCTATTATGAATTATTTAGCAAATGTACCTAATTTAATTTTATATTTTATACAACAACATAATATTAAGAAGAAAATAACCAAAACTTTGGATATTGAAGATAAAGAAAATATTAATGAAATGAAAACAGAAAATGAATCTGAAAACACAACAGCTATATAATTTATTTCCGATTGATAACAACTTCTCTAAGAACATTTTTCATTATTTTATCCATAAATTTTTCTTCTTCTTCGTCATTACGACTACCTAAAGCTGCTAATGATAATTTTATAAATTCTTCATTTTCCCAAGTATCTAATTTTACACAATCTGGATATTTTGCTTGCCATCTTGGTAGTTGATTTAAATTCAATTGGGCTACTTTTTTCACAACCTTTTTGAATTTATTTTTATCTATATTCTCTTTCGTCCATACATTTTCATCTTTTATATATAACGTTTCTCTTTTAAAATCAGTACAATGCATTGGTCGTTTCTCTACTTCCATATCCCTCATTCCATTAATTATTATTCTTGAAATACCTTCTATGTAACCTAATTTTCCCGTTGCTTCAAAATCTTCTACATTTAATTCCAATGAATTAACAAAATCTGTTATATTAACTGCGTCTTTACAAGTTTCATTCAGAAAAAAATTCAAATTGAATTGTTGTGTATTATTCATTGTATTATTCACTACATATTGATTTTTAGATAATTCCAAAATTTTATTATTCTGTTGTATCAATGTGTTATGTAATTCTTTTGTTTGTTCTACTAAAAAACTTTGTATATCTTTACTTTGTTTTAATATTTCTAATACCAAATCGCTTGAAATAGCAGATTTTTCAGGTTGTATATTAGTTTCATTATTTATATTGGTGCGTTGTTCTTCATTTTCTTTACATTTTTTCATATGTTTATTTAAATTTGTTTTATTGCTATATTGTTTACCACAATTTTCACAAATAATATCATTATTTTTACTAATATTATTTATTTTATTATAATGTTTAATAGAATTATTGTGGCGTTCATAATCATATTTTTTACTCGTTGAAAAGTCACAACATAAACATACATATTTCTGTTTTCGGGCTAATTCGTTTTTTTCGTTCCAGTCCGTTCCTTTTGCGCCGTTACTGACTTTTTTTTCTATTTTTTCATTATTAATTAAATGCTCGGTAGGTGAAGCCAAATTAATAATTATTTTTTCAGTAGTATTTGAGTTCGTAAAATTTATTCCGTCCATATAGATATTGGAATATATTTTACGACTAAATTAAACTAATTAAAAAAACCGAAAAAATTATGCTAACAAATTTTGAATGATTTTTTCGGGTTTTAGAGCATTACCGAGTGAAGTGAACTTTTTACAAACATTTCCCTCCAGGTTTTCAATTTTGGACATTTTTAAAATGTCCATTTTCAAAAAGTTAACTACTAGTTTTGTACAAACTTTTTCATTGACACTGAAAAATATTATTATAATTGTCTTTTAAAATTGTTACCATAATTAGTTTGTTAATAAAATAATATATTTATTGTTAAAATTCGGTAACAAAATAATAATTATTCATTATTTTTTCAAATTCAAATAATTTATCAATATACTATATAATGGCGAAGTGGATAAAAGAAATCATTATTTCTTCAATTGCTATGTTAATTTTAGACGGAGCATATATTGCTTTAAATCAACGTGCTTTTGAAAATCAAGTAGCATCAGTACAACGCGTGATTTTACAAGTGAAACCATTAGGGGCAATTATATGTTATTTTTTCTTGATTTTCGGTTTAAATTATTTTATTATAAGTAAAAAAAGAACATTATTAGATGCGTTTTTATTCGGTTTAATAATCTATGCTGTTTATGATAGTACAAACTATGCTTTATTTAAACAATGGAAACCTCTTTTAGCAATAATGGATGCTATATGGGGAGGTTTATTATTTGCTTTAACTACTTTCATTACTTATTCCACTGCTTAAATAAAATATTTATTACAAAAATCTTCAATATTCATTTGTTCTATATTATTTCCTATAGACATTTGCTGTGTTTCTCTGGTTTGTTCATCTGGTATATAACTATATAAACTATAAAAATCATCATCATCGTCATCATTCATTATAATTTTTTTAGTTTCATTACAAACCCTGTAATTATATTTAGACAATCGCTCTTTCCAAATAGGCGAGAAATAAGCATAATATAACCAATTATAATAATATTCGTCAACAAAATTAATATTTGTTGCTTCAAATAAATTGGATACTTCCCTATGTATTTGATATTTACATACGTAAGGTAATACTTTCCAACCCATTCCTTCAGAATGTTCTACTGTTTTATATTGTTCTATATCATTATCGCCCATTATTAATCGTAATTTATTTGGTTTGTGTATAGTTTCTTTTTGTTTCATTTTATCAGTGTTCTTTTTGAAATACAATTGAACAAATTTATGTAAATTATATTTGCTGTTACATAAATTCCATACAATAGTTCCGATTATAAAATCATTTTTTGTTTCAATCCATGAATTATATTGTTTCATTATAAATGTTTTAAAGCTTTTTGTATTTTGTTTTTCATATATTTCATTATAATGTTTTATTAAAATTTCTAGCGTTTCTTCCTGAAACCCTGAATAATATAGTTCATATGCCCAAAATAAAGCTTCCTCTGTCTTTTTATCTAGCAATGCTACAAACAATGAATGTAATACATCTTCTTTACAATATAAATATCGCGTAAATATTAAAGGATAATCGGATTTATTATCTTCTATAGAAATAAACATATTTTCGGTATTAGTTGTCATTTGTATAATATTTATTTAATAATTAATATTATAATTTTTCAATTTTTTATAATCAATGTGTTATTTTTCAAGATATTGTTATATATTCTATCAAATATTTTACTAAGTGATTATATTCTTGAATTATTTTCATTTTATTATCGTCATTAAATTCTTTTATTTTTTTTATCATTTCATCTGTAATTTCATTACAATTTCTTATATTATCTATATAATGTAACAATAACATGTTTTGGTTCTCACTGTCACGAAAGATTTTATTTATTTCTTCTGTTCTATAACATTCAAAGTTACTCAAACTAATAGAACGGATTTCTTTTAATTTTTTACTACTCATTATAATAAGTAATATTATAATAAATTAAATTAATTTTATTTGCGTTTACAAAAAATTCAATTTTTCAAATATTATTCATTAGATGAAGGTTTTTCGCTATCTGAAACTTCTTCTAAAGGCGATTTATTTAATGAATGATTTTCATTAGGAATAATATTGTTTCCATCGCCAGAAAAAGTATGAATAAATTTCTTATAAAATGATTTATATGTATTTTGTAATTTATCAAATCGCATATTAAATTTTCCATCCATAAAACGACTATCAATATTCTCAACAACAACTTTATCTTGTAACATCGTATTATACATTGTATTTTTCGTAACCATATCCCCAAAATTATTTTGCCAAAAATTACGATATGTTTTTACAAATAGTTTACTCTTATTTTCACCAATAGGCAAAGCAAACGTAATAACAGTACTAACATACTCTCCAAATATGACTCTCGCTACAGTTGTATGTGGTAAAATAAATTCATTTTCAATAATTAAATCTTTTGCTCCAAAAACCTTACGTGCCATACTATCTTCACCAGCTTCATAATAATAACGACTTTTATAATGATGTTTTCCTACTAACTTTGGCGGTTCTTCTTTAGATGGGTTTGGTCGTTTAGCATTACCAAATGTATGCACAAATGCTATGTGCATAATATCAAGAGAATTTTCACTTAACACTCTAGAATAACAATTATAGTCCATATCAAGATGAACTACTGAACAGTTTTGTGCGATTTCTGGTTCCACAAAAATTTGTTCTTCTAATTCTGTAACATTTACTCCACGAGGTTGTTTCATAGTATTAATATAAACCCAACCGTTTTTATCTACAATATCATATTTAGGTAAATCATATACAGGAGATGGATGAAAACAAATACCAGGAACGTGTGTTAATGTTCCATTACAATTAAATTCATATCCATGATAAGGGCACATTACATTATTGTTCACAATTTTACCAGCAGATAATGAAGCACCTTTATGAGAACAAACATCGTCAAGCGCAGTATAGTTTCCTTCGTTATTTTTCCAAACAACGTAATTTTTATTCCAAATTCTTGCTTTGTAAGGTTTATTTTTTACAAAATCGCTTGATTTTCCAACAACATACCATTGTAAATCATATTTATCTTGTTCTGTTAATTCATTGTATGTCAATCTTGGATAATTCAATAAAGTATTTGCTGGTAATTCATTTTTGGATGAAAACATTTTAGTTAGTATATAAGAATAACAATTTACATTTGTAATTAAAAGTCCAGCAATAGTAAATAATACAATACTAAAATTCATTATATTATTTAGTCATATAAATTTATCTTTAAATACTCTATAATAAATAATTATGAGTACTATTAAAAATAGAAAAAACAAATCAAAAAAACAAAGAACTCGTAGCGTTTATAAAAAAGGTGGTGCTAAAAAATCAATTCGCATAAATGGTAAATATAATATAAACAATCGCGAAAAATCCAATATTATAAAAATGTTCTTACAAGTTCTCAATATGGTTAAGCTATATCATTGGAAAACACACTCGTTCGCACAACACAAAGCAACCGATGAATTATATGAAAGGCTAAATGAAAATATTGATAAATTCGTTGAAATTTTATTAGGAAAAGACCAATCAAGAGTAAAGATGTTGGAAAAAAGAATAGATTTAACTGATAGTGATAACTTAAAAAATTTCAAATCAAAAATATTTGAATATAGAACTTTTTTGACAGATATGAATATGTTTTTTGATAGCAAAAAAGATAGTGATTTATTGAATGTTCGTGATGAAATATTGGGTGATATCAACCAATTTTTATATTTATTAACTTTTGATAAATAGATAAATAAACATTTCTATATGAAATTTTTGTTAAATATACCCATTTATAAATTAGTTATTGCTGATTTTTCTAAAAATAAATATTTTGTTTTTTTATTATAATCCCTCAACATACCAACCAAACCGGGCATTACGTTTAATCCATACGGATAACGCCCCCTAATTTGAAATGAAAATTGTGATATAACAGACATGCGTTTATTATAAATATCATTTCTCATTTTCATTATTTTTTTCCAATGTCGTTGAACTAATCGTAACCAATATGTTTGTTTAATTACGCTATAAGTGCCATCTTGTAATATATTTAATTTCATTATTTCTATTTGTGGGTTATGAATATAAATAATGCTGTATTCTCGTAAATACTTTAATGATAATTCATATGGAGTTTTATAAAATAATCTAGGAGAAATAGTATTCACTAATAAATAATAGTCATAATATTTTTTACAAATTCCAATGTAATAATTATTTGTTATTCTTTCTTCATTCGCAAACAATTCATCTTCTTCATATAATTCATCAATTATTTCTTCATCTGAATCATAAATGCTTTCAGTATCTGTTTCTGTATCGTTATCTGATAATGGGTAAGTGCTATCTGAACTGTAATTCATTATTATACATATATTTAATATTTTTTCATTATTTGTAATTATTTACAATAGTAATTACAAATTCAATTTTATTAACTACAAAAATATTTAGATAATATATAAAATGTTGTCTTATAGTGAAAAAAAAGAAGAAAAAGAGAAAAAAGAAGAAACCAAAATTATTCCAAAAAAGAACAATCTTGTAAAAATGTCATTTATGATAACTTATATTTTATTACTGACAACCGCTACCATTACTTTTATTGAAGCAATGAGAACAACAGACCCAACTATTCGTCATATATTCAATTTAGAGACATGTATATCAATTGTTGCTGGATATTTTTATTCGCTTTTTGTAAATAAAATAGATGAATCTGAAAAGAACAATATTCCATTAAACTGGTCAGAAATTACTGAATTTAGATATATTGATTGGTCTATTACAACTCCTATGATGTTACTTGCTTTATCTGTAGTATTGGGATACAATACTAAGATAAATGTAAACTTTGTATATATTTTGACTATAATGATATTAAATTATTTTATGTTAGGTGTAGGTTATTTGGGTGAAATAAATATAATATCACGTGTACAAGGGTTAGTAGTTGGGTTTTTTGCGTTCTTCGCAATGTTTTATATGATTTTTATGAAATTTTTGAATTCAAAATATAATTTATTCAACTATGTATTATATTGGGCTTACTTTGTATTATGGGGTATATATGGTATAGCATATATGTTTGGGGAAGAATATAAGAATGTTATAATGAACGTATTGGATTTAAAAGCGAAATGTTTAATGGGATTGTTTTTATGGGTATATTATACTGGCATAGTGAAGGGATACTAAAAATAAATTAGATAATAATAATATAATAAAAATATTATTATTTACAAAAGCCCTCTCCGAGAATTGAACTCGGGACCTCCAGTTTACAAGACTGGTGCTCTACCACTAAGCTAAAAGGGCTTACATCCCACCCAGTGAAAAAAGTTTTCACAATATATAATGTTATTTTTTCTTTAAGTATTTTTTTTTATATTATACATATAAACTTTGAGAAGTCGTAACATATTTTAAAACAAAACCTTCAATTTGTGATAATTTATACATTAATTCTATTTGACCTATCAATTCACATACGTTCATCATTTCTTTTGTAATTGTTACAATTTTCAACATGGCTTTCGTAAAATCTCCAATAGAAATTGATTTGTCAGCAACATCATTTTGTATGAAATATTTACAATCGGTTTCGTTATTACAATCACACCATTTCATTGAAAATTCTATCATATCAAAAATCAGTTCATCGTCATATTTAATTCCTGTTCTCAAATCATTTTCAAACTCCCATTTATCATAATCTTTGTAATAATTTTGTAAATCTTTAATACATTCTTTTAAGTAATCGTCATCAGTAATAGGGATACTTGATTTTTGGTCGTTTTGAATTTTTACATCTGTGAAACAAGAAAACAACCCGATTAATTGTTTTGTAGAAAATTTTTCAAAATAATTATATTTTACCATCAATTTTGAAATAATTAGAGGGTGTATTTCCGCAATATTGGAAGCAATAACTCCTAATTGTGTCAATGAATAATTTTCATTCTCCATGTTATTATTCAATGTGATAAAACCATCGTCAATCAAGACTTGACATATTTTATTTGTTTGTTCTTTAATATAATTGTGCATATATGATAGATTAAATTTTTCATTGTCTAATTGATTATTAACATTTATAAATTCCTTTGCTAATTTTAAATCATCTTTCAAATATTTATATTCATCTTCAATACTACGCATTTCTCGCTCAGCATCTTTTTTCTTTTTATTAACTAAATTTTTGATTTGTAATTCAAGGTTAATATAATTCAAACATATACTATAAGGCGTTCGCATTCTACTTATAAATTCTTTTTTTTGATTTATTTTATCTGTTAATTCTTTGATATAATTTTCTTTATCGTGAACAGACCTCAATAATTCTTTTTGCATCATTGATTTTTTACTGAAATTATCAAAATTACTGGTTTGTTCATTTTTCAATAAATTCAATATAAGAGAATATGAAATATGGTATTTTGATATTAATTGCTGTGGTTTTCCAGACAATATAGTTTTATATTCATTTAATGATGGTAATTTGAATAAATTATTTAAATGAACTACATGTCCAACACTATCAATTCCTCGTCTACCAGCACGACCTTTCATTTGTGAATATTCATGTGCTAACAAATATCGTTCATTGTTACCATCAAATTTTGTCAAACTTGTGAAAATAGCGGTTTTAATAGGGCAATCCAATCCAATAGCGAAACTTTCAGTAGCAAATAATAATTTAATATATTTTTTAGAAATCATTAATTCTATTATTTCGCGTAAAACTGGTATCATACCACTATGATGAATACCAATTCCTTTTTCTAATAGCGAAACCACTTTATTATATTCAGGTAATTCCAAATATTCTTTAAAATTCGGTAATTTTCGTATGATTTGTTCGGCTTCGCGACGCACTGTATACCCAACCTTGCTATCAAATTCTAATAAAGGAACAGTAATTTCAGTAGCACATATTTCTACTTGTTTTCTGGAAAACACAAACGCAATCGCGGGTAACATTTCATGGTCACGTAAATATAAACAAAGATTATTCAATACATTTTGTCGCTTCATAATGATTTGTTTAGAATCAAATAATTTCAACATTTTTGATACAGTATTTATTGTATTATCGTTAAATTTTCCAGAACTATCTTGTAAAGTAAGCAATGTATTTGTATTATCGCGAATTTGTTTTTCCAATTCTTTATCTTTCATTCCTTTAAAAACAGCTTCAGTAGTAGTTAAGAAGCAATATTCGGTAAGTGGAACAACGCGTTTTGTAGTAGAAGCTAAATAGACAATTTTATCAGTTTCTTTTACATCGGTTAATCCCAAACGTTGTGTTTCAATCCAATTAGCAAAACCAGCAGGGTTATCAATGGTAGCAGATAACATAACCAATTGAACTTTAGGAGGTAACATTAACATTGTTTTTTCCCATACTTGTCCCCTATCTGCGTCATTAATGTAATGGACTTCATCAAATACTACGCAAGCAAGTTCAGTTTCAATATTAATATTAAAATCCAAGTTTTTATTAGTTGCGTTAAAATCAGAAACAGGTTTGTTATATACAAATAGATAATTCATTAATATTTCGGTAGTCATAATAATAACTTGCGCTTCTGGATTTGTTTTGATATCCCCAGTGTATAATCCAAATGAAATATGTGGATATTTATTAGAGAATTCATAATATTTTTGATTACTTAATGCTTTTATAGGAGAACAATAAATAATTTTTTTTCCAATATCAGTAAAATATTGAATAGCAAATTCAGCAGGAAGTGTTTTACCACTACCTGTATGGGCTGTTACAAGGCAATGGTTGCCTTCAACAATTGCTTCTATAGAATGTTTTTGAAAAGCACTTAATGAATAAGGAAAAGATTTAAAATATTGTTCATATTTTGCCTCGTTTTCAGTTGAATAATCAGTAGAGCAAATCTTGACCATTTTTCAAATATAATAGGTTATAGTTAAAATATAAAATAATATCTTTATAATATCTTTATAGTTTTGGTATTTAACAATCAATTTTATTAGAAATATAAATTTAATAAAACCAAATATTGTATATTCATAATATATAATTTAGTAATAATAATGAATGTTAATAATAATTATTTGATACCAGGAGTTGTAGAGGGTGTTCAATATGGACAAAATGAGCGTGTTGATGAATTAAATAATCGTATATCATCAAGACATTTTCCTGATAGACCATTAGAACCTAATTATAATATGAGACCTGTTCCAACCAAGTATTCTTTATTTCCTATAGTAAATCGTAGAACTGAAGTAAAAGAACCACGATTAAATTATGTAGACCATAACCCATATTTAAATTTTAATCCAAGTTCAGCAAAATCCAATGTAAAAAGTTTTCAAAGAAATGTAGATACAGAAACTATATTAAGAAATCAAACATTTGCTTTACAACATGGTGCTGAACAATCTATGTATGTTCCAACCAGCAATAGTGAATTATATAAAGTAAATGTAGTCGTATCCAATCCTGTTGAACAAACCCATCCATTATTATTTACAAAAATGGAACATTCAAATAGACCGCACCAAAATTTATCCAACAATATTGGCAATAATACATTTTTTAATCATACAAGAACCCAATTACGAAATATGTAATATGTAAAAATGAAAATAAAAAATCATAATATATACTATATATTATGTTTCATTATATAGCATCCATATTCAATTCTAAAAACATAAATTTAATAATATTAAAATGGCTATTAATATTGGTTTTTATATATTTAATTTTCATATTATTTAAAAAATTCGGTAAAAGTTCTCATCAAGAAGGATTTACACAAATAGAACATTTTGTATTGAAACAAAATGAAACCATTTATGATGATTTTTATTCACAAATCTATGATGAAATACATAAACCGATATTGAGAAAAGATTTTGAATTAAATAGTATAATAAAAATGACAGAACCAACAAGAAATAGTGTATTTTTAGATATAGGTAGTGGAACAGGAGATTTAGTAAATGAATTGAGAGAAGCTGGTTATCAAGCATATGGTATTGATAAATCACAAGCAATGGTTGATATATCAGAAGTGAAACATCCAAAAAATGAATACAAATGTGGCGATGCAATGGAACCGATGTCTTTTGATAAAAATACTTTTTCTCACATACTTTGTACCTATTTTACTATTTATAATATACAAGATAAGAGAACTTTTTTCCGTAATTGTTATCACTGGTTAATACCGAATGGTTATTTAATAATTCATTTAGTAGAAAAAAACAAATTTGATACTATAATGCCAATTGGCAAATCCAATTTAATATTTAATCCAAATACTATAAGTGGTTCTCGTATAAACAATACAATTGTAGATTTTGGTGGATTTGAGTATAAATCATCTTATGATTTTAAAGAAAATGAGAACAAAGTAGTATTAACAGAAAAATTCCAGGATAAAACCACAAAAAAAGTAAGACAAAACGAACAAATACTTTATATGGAAAATTTAGATAACATTGTTAATCTTATATTATCTGTTGGGTTCTCAATGAAATCAAAAATAAATATGAAAGAATGTATAGATGATGAGAACCAATTTATTTATGTTTTTGAAAGATTACAATAAACACAAAAATAATTATAATTGTTACAAATAGTAATAAATAAAAATAATTATTATATAATAATTATTTTTCTCAATAATATGAATAATTGTCATATGATGAACCATTATAAACACGTTATTCTTAATCAAAATATAAACTCATTTATAAATTTAGACGATTTCCAAGACGATAAATATATTTATTACCATTGTTTCGTAGACGAAAAACGAAAATTTTGTTTTTATGAAACTTGCCCAAATAAACAAGATATTTCTAATAATATGATAACCGAAGTTCCACGATCTCTTTTAGTAAAAATAAATAAAAATATTCCGCAATTTATTCATAAACCGATATTGTATTTTTATTTTATTCCCAAATATTGATATCAAATCGCTTTAACGAGTATATTTACCAGAGCGTGCGAAAGAATCAACAACAAAAATAATGAATACACCTAAAAATGTGTATAAAATGAATTCTTCAGTAATATTATTTGTTTTTTCATTTTGTTGTTCTTCTAATAAATGTATCATATAATTAATTTTTTCCATAAGTTTATTATCACCACTCATACCGATTCCCATAGTAGAATAATAAGGTTTATTTGATAATGTAGTAGGTGGTTGGTAACTATCATTATAACTACTTAAAATACTACTCGTTGTATCATTTGCTTTGTATAAATTTTTTTGAGAATTGGAAGCAGTTGAATAAGAAATTTGTGGTGGAGTATAAGTCTGTTTGACCAAACTATCATCCATATCTTTTTTAACATTCATATTAGGATTTGGCAATGGATTGAAAGAGCCCATTTTACCAGTATCATCACTGTCTAAAGAAGTAATTTTATTTAATAAATTATTGACACGATTATTCCTGTTCTCTGATGCTTCTTGTATTTCATTTAGAGTGGTTGGCTCTAAATTTTGATAATTCTCACTTTGAGAAACATATTCATCAGGTTCTCCAATGTTTGATAAATTTGGTTTTAATTTAATAGTTCTTCTCATAGTTGGAGTTCTTTTTTTTTGATTATCTTCATTTGTCCATAAAGATGCCGTTGTTACTAAAGACATTTTTATTTAATTATATTATACTTAAAAAATGAATAGATAATATTTTGATGAGAACTTACGGTTTTATAGTAGATATAAAAATCGCTAAATTACTAAATTAGCAAAAAATCATAAAAAATAAAGTATAACTATATTTTAGTACATCATATGAAATATACAATTTTACAATTTATTCCAATTATAATATTATTTCTATTATTATCATATCCAGAACAATTTGTATTATTTAGTAATTTGAGTTTTGGTAGATTAATAGTTGTTCTCATTATAATATTTTATAGTTCTTTAGATAAATACTTAGGATTATTTGTTTGTGGATTAGTAATTTTATTTTATCAAAGTGATTATGTAGAGAATATGAGAGTAATTAGCGAAAACTTTACAGATTTATCTTATGCCTTTTTAAACAATGTTGATATTTCTATTAAAAATAGTGAAATCGCTAAAGTTTCACAAAAAATAATGGAAACAAAACCATTAAAATATGCCGAATATTTTGGTTTATATTTAGATGAAATTTCTGAAACAAAAACAACAGTAAATGATGCTAAACAAGCATTAAAAGACCAATTCCGAAAAGAATATTGCGACGGTAACATATTAAAAAATAAAAATACAAATATTAAACCAGATATGATGCAACATATTTTTCCACAAGTATCATTTATTAGTAATCAATGTAATCCATGCGATAAAACTTGCGAATTTTCTATAATAGAAAGTAAATTGATTACAGAAGAAAAAATGAAACCAATTAGTACATTACCATAAAATAATTATTGTATAATAAAATATCATAATTATTTATAATTTAGAATGGCGAAGAATAATAAAAACGACAATATATTTAGTTATTTACATAATCAAGTTCAAGTAATGAATAATAGTAAAATATTTGCTGGTCTTATGATAATAACACTAAATATAGCGTCCAGATTCGTAAATATCAAATTGAGTAAAACCATGGAATCATATTTGAAACATACATTTAGTAAACAAATATTAGTATTCGCGATTGCTTGGATGGGAACACGTGAAATATATGTAGCATTATTTATAACAATTTTATTTACAATATGCTTTGAATATTTATTCCATGAAGATAGTATGTTTTTTTGTTTACCAGAGGAATTTAAAAATTATCATATTGAATTATTAGAAAACGCTGAAGTAACCGAAGAAGATATCAAGAAAGCGAAAGAAATATTAGATAAAGCAAAATCTCAAAAAAAGGAGGTAGGTGAAGCAAATAATAATTCGCAATATAGCAATTATTAGGTAAAAAAATCTAATTATATTATAAGTTAAAAAATTTATAATATATAATGTCTAATAAAAAAACTGTAACAGAAAATCAATTAAAAGCAAGTATAATACCAATAAAAATAATTATGAATACTAATATACCCGATAATCATATTGTAGATTTCATTAGTAGTTATCTATATCATCCTGAACTCAAAAATACAAGTAATTTAAATAAATTTCCTTTTTTTACAAACTTGTATCGTTATAATGAAGGAGTAATATTGAATAAATCCTATAACAAAATTGTAAATTTTTTCTTCAATAAAAATACATTTATTGATAAACTTAGAAAATCTGGTTCAGAATATGGTACTCCAGAGAACTTAGATGAACCTGATAAAAATAATTTACATAATATAATGGTAATGTTAAAGGCATTATTTCATATTAATGAAAAAATAATAGAACAAGAGATAAATAATTCTTATGAAAATAAATACGGTCCAATAGAAGAAACAACTGATTTGGGAGAAAATGCTAAGAATATATTAAATAGTGTATTTAATATAAATAATTTTAAAAAAATAATTACTATGGATATAAAAGATAATTATACTTATCTTATTTTGAATGGAGAAAAATATACATTTCAGCGAGTTGTTTGGTTAAATGATTTGAAAAATAATCCTTTTTATAAAGAGTTAGTAAAAGAATATATTGTATTTAATCGGTGGTTAAACTCAAAGAAGGGTTCAAAATACAAAAAAATATTGGATGAAAATTCTTTTGAAACTATTGAAAATAATTATAAAGAAGATAATACATATCGTAAAACTGTTGCTTATTGGAAGGAAGCAAAAAAAAAAAAAAAAAAAAAAAACAATATAAATTTAATAATAAA